ATACAACTACTAATATTCTTTATGACAGAGTTTTTAATATTCCAGAAACAAATTTTAATAGTCAAGCACATGAACTTTATTTAGATTTAGGTTCATTTGGAACAGGCGTCATGATGGTACAAGATCGTGCTGGAGGACCTGTTTTATTTAGAACTTACCATTTAGCAGATTGCTTTATTCAAGAAAACGATGCAGGAGTTGTTGACACTTTATATAGAAAATATAAAAGAACAGGCCGTCAACTTATAGAAAGATTTGGAAAAGCTGTTCCTGAAAATGTAATTAAGATTTCAGAAAAAGATCCTTATAGAGAATTTGAAGTGATTCATGCAGTTGAACCTTCAGAAACTTATGGCGAACCGATTAAAAAACCTACCAATAAGAGTTTTGTATCATGCTATGTTTTAGTTGAAGAAAAAGCTCTTCTTGAAGAAGGCGGCTTTGATGAGTTTCCATATATGGTACCGAGATGGCAAAAAGTTTCGGGAGAAATATATGGACGTTCACCTTCAATGACTTCTCTCCCGGACATTAAAATGGTGAATCAAATGATGAAGACGATCATCAAGGCTGCTCAAAAAATTACTGACCCACCTCTCTTAGTTCCAGATGATGGTTTTATTCTTCCTGTAAGAACTGTACCTGGAGGTTTAAATTTCTATCGTTCTGGAACAACAGACCGTATAGAAGCATTAGAAACTAAAGCAAGACCTGATATCGGTTTAGAAATGGTACAAAATAGAAGAGAACACATTATGGCCGCATTTCATGTAGATTGGATGCAATTACCAGATAATAAGGGAAAGAGTCCTAATATGACTGCAACTGAGGTTATGGCTAGACAAGAAGAAAAAATGAGACTCATGGGTCCGATGATTGGTAGACTTCAAGTAGAATTCCTTGGTCCTCTGATCGATAGAGTATTTAAAATAATGACTAGAAGAAGATTGATTCCAGAACCTCCTGCACTTTTACAAGGAATGGATATGAAGATAGAATATGTCTCTCCTATAGCAAGAGCTCAAAAGACAAATCAAATGTTTACTATTACAAGACTGTTTGAAAGCATGTCTCCATTACTTCAAATTAAACCTGAACTTCTTGACAATATGAATGTAGATGAAACATTTAGATATTTCCACCATTTATTAGATGCTCCTCCTCAAATTTTACATGAAAAAGAAGAGGTTGAAAAAGTTAGACAAGAAAGACAACAACAGCAACAAGCTATGGCAGAAGCAGAACAAGCACAACAAGAAAGTCAAGCTGCTAAAAATGTAGCTGAAGCTGGAAAAGCAAATAGTGAGGCAGGTCAAATTGGCTAAAAAAGTAGGATTAGAAAAATTAAATGATCACTATAAAGCAGTATTTAATACTAAAGATGGAGAAATAGTTTTAGACCATCTTTGTAAAACCGGTTTCGTTCTGGATACAACACATGTTCCAGGCGATTCACACGAGACTGCTCATCGTGAAGGGATGAGACGTATCGTAACATCAATCCTTAAGTTTCTGAATAAGAAGCCTGAGGACTTTAAAAACATGCTCAATATGGAGGCAACAAATGAGTGATGACAAAACGACTGGGTCCGTACTAACGGGTAGCTCAGATGCTGTTCCAGCACCAGACGCGCAAGCGCCTGATGATTGGAGAGCTTCTCTACCTGAAGACGTACGTGCAGACCCTTCACTTGCTGACATCAAAGATGTTAGCAGTATGGCCAAAAGTTATATTAATGGCCAAAAACTTATTGGGAAGAATAGAATTGCTCTTCCTGATGATAAAGCAACTGATGAAGAATGGAGTTCCTTCCATAGTTCGGTAGGACGTCCTGAAACATCGAAAGACTATAAATTTGGAGAAAAACCAGCTCTTCCAGAAGGAGTACAGTATGATGAAGCTTTTGAAAATAATTTCAGAGAGACATCATATAAAGCAGGTTTAACTCCAAAACAAGCTCAATCGATTTATGACGATTATCATAAGTATATAGGCCAGAAAGCTGAACTTGAAGGAAAGACTACTGCAACAGAATCTGCAGAATGGGTCAATTCTTTAAAGAAAGAATATGGTAAAGCTTATGATGAACGTGTAGATCTAGCAAAAAGGGCTGTCGACTCTTATGGAGATGACTCTTTGAAAGGATGGTTAGCAGATACAGGAATGGGTAATAATCCAATGTTTGTTAAACTATTTGCTAAAGTTGGAGAGGGCCTTGCAGAAGGAAAATCTGATGCTGGTTCTCAAAGGGCATTTGTAATGACCCCCGATCAAGCAAAAACAGAAATTGCTAGATATAATCGTGATAGCACTTTTATGCAGGCGTACGCATCTGGAGAACATGCAAGTCATAATGAAGCTGTAACTAAAATGAACAGCTTATATAGATTAGCATACCCTGATGAAACTCCAGTGCCAACTGCGTAAAATAAATATTTACGAATTTATCTACTAGTTATATAGTAGATACTAATGGGTAGCCGCGAGGTCCATTCGTCGACTGTACACACAGACGTAAACAAGTGAGAGAATGTCCATACTTGGGTAGCGTTTTCGATTTATATAAATGACACAACGGAGGCAAATAGTATGTCAATACAAATAACAACAGCTTTTGTCCAACAGTACAGAGCTAATGTCGAAAATCTTTTACAACAAAAAGGTTCCAGACTTAGACCATTTGTACGTGTTGAATCACAAAAGGCTGAGTTTGAATACTATGATCGTATAGGATCTGTTGACGCGGTAGAAGTAACGTCTAGACATTCTGACACCCCTCTAATCTCAACTCCTCATGATAGAAGACAAGTATCATTGAGAGATTTTGATTGGGCGGATATGGTGGATAGAACTGATAGAATAAGACTTCTTATCGACCCAGCATCTCCTTACGCGCAAAACGCCGCTTGGGCACTAGGCAGAAAGATGGATGACATCATCCTGGAATCTGCTTTTGGAACTGCAAAAACTGGTAAGACTGGAAGTGGAAGTCAATCATTTGATGCTGCTAGCCAAATCGCTGTTAATTACGTTGAGTCTGGTGGGGCTGCAAATTCTGGCCTAACTATTGGTAAACTTAGAGAAGCAAAAAGACTTTTGGACTCGAATGAGAATGATCCTTCAGATCCAAGATACATTATTGTGACTTCTAAGCAAGTAAACGACTTGTTACAAACAACTGAAGTAACTAGCTCTGATTTTAACTCAATCAAAGCTTTGGTACAAGGTGATGTAAATCAGTTTATGGGATTCCAATTTGTTAGAACTGAAAGAGTAGACACAGACACAAATAGTTACAGACGAGTGGTAGCATACGTTAAATCGGGACTTCTTATGGCTATGGGTGCTGATATCACAGTTGATATCGGTCCTAGACGTGATAAGAGGAACTCTACCCAAGTATATTGTTCAGCTTCTTTCGGGGCAACTCGAATGGAAGAGGGCAAAGTGTTAGAAATTAAGTGTGACGAATCATAATAGGAGGATATAGAAATGGCTGTAACAACTCAAAAAAGTACTGAGTACACGAACGCTACTGCAACTCCTGTTACTTTGAATGAGGCAAACGTCTATCATGGAAGAGTAAGAATTGCATTCTTTACTCATGACCAAGACGGAGTAGGAGACGCAGGTTCATCTGTGGCTCTTTGCTCATTGCCTGCAGGAAAAGTAAAAGTGCTTCTTAAGTCTTCAAATGCTTATGTAAACTGGACTACAACTTCAGCTACATTGGATTTGGGATGGGACGCTTATACTAACATTAGCGGGACTGCGGTTGCTGCTGATCCAGATGGTCTTGCAGATGGCGTAGACGTAGATGCAGTGGGATATAGAACATTCCACGAACTAGCTGCAGTTAAAGCTACGGGTGGCACATACACTTTTGAAACACAAAGTGGTGTTGTTATCAGAGCTACATCGCCAACGGCTATGGTATCTGGCGACGATCTAGTAGGTTACTTACTTTACATAGTAGACTAAGTAGACTAAACTAAACAAAACTAAGGGGGCTTCGGTCCCCTTAGTCTAAAGAAGGAATTATGGCAACAACAAAGATAAACATTATAAACAGAGCATTAGGCTTATTAGGCGCAGAATTTATCACAACGCTAACTGAAGATACTAAAGCGGCGAGATTTTCTAATGAGCTTTTTGACGACACAAGAGATTCTTTGTTTAGAATGCACCCTTGGAATTGTTGTATTAAAAGGGCTGCTTTATCTTTAACTGGAACGACTCCAGCTTTTTACTTTACTGCAGAATTTCAACTACCAGCTGATTGGTTAAGAATGGTAAGACCTGAAGATGATGGTTTAGAATATAAAATTGAAGGAGACAAATTATTAACAGAAGGAGATACATTTCGATGTACTTATGTTTTTCAAAATACAGTTGTTACAACGTATGACGCTTTATTAATAGATGTCCTGGCTGTTAAACTAGCAGCTAACCTTGCTATGCCATTATTACAAGATTTAAGAACGCTTGATGCAATGAATAATTTATATATGCAGAAATTAGGTGTAGCAAGAAGTACAGATGCGATGGAAGGAACGCCTGAAGGTCTTGATGCTGATTTCTGGATTGAATCAAGAGTGAGTGGTACTAATTTAAGCGATTATCGTTGGAATAAGTACACAACGTAATGACATGATATGGCAGAATCTTCACCAATACTTACAAATTTTACTTCAGGGGAACTTAGTCCCAGACTTAACGGTCGTATAGATGTAGATAAGTACTATAATGGTGCTTCTAAAATCTCTAATTTCATTGTCTTAATGCATGGAGGTCTTACTAAAAGACCAGGAACAAGACATATTGGTGAAATAAAAATATCTGATAGCTCAAATTCTGGGGCAAGATTAATTCCTTTTGTTTTTTCAAAGACGCAAGCTTATATACTAGAATTTGGACATAATTATATTAGATTTTTTAAAGATGAAGGCCGAATTGTAGAAGGCGATAAAACAATTACCGGAATTACTAACGCTAATCCAGGCGTTGTAACTGCTACGTCACATGGATATTCCAATGGAGATTATGTAGTTCTCTCATCTGTAGTAGGCATGACAACAGTTAATGGTATTACTTATAAAGTTGCAAATCAAACAACCCATACTTTTGAGTTACAAGATGAAAGAGGAAATAATGTTAATACTTCTACAAGTGGTCCTTATTCTACTTATACCTCTGGTGGAGTTGCAAATAAAATTTTTCAAATTACTACAACATATACAGCTGCTCAAGTTTTAGAACTAGAATTTGTGCAATCAGCTGATATACTTTATCTTGTTCATGAAAGTCATACACCTAGAAAATTATCAAGAACAGGACATACAACTTGGACATTGACTGATGTTCCATTTGTAGATGGACCTTATATCAATACAAATGTCTCTTCTGTGACTATGTATCCTAGTGGAACAACAGGAAGTGTTACAATTACTGCAAGTTCAAGTACATTCACATCCAATGATGTTGGACGGTGGGTTAGAATTCTACATGAAAGTGGAGCTTCTCCACCAGTTTTAACTTGGGGAGCTGCTGAGATTACAGCTTATTCAAGTGGAACATCAGTGACTGCTTTAACTCATTCTAAATTTCCTTTTGGAGCTAGTGGTTCTGGAAATGCTACAGAAGACTGGAGATTAGGAGCCTTTTATATAGGAAATTATCCAACTAAAGTAACATTTTATGAAGAAAGATTATTTTATGCCAATACAGATTCTCATCCTAATGCTTTTTGGGGTTCTTCAACAGCAGACTTTGATACTTATTCTCCTACTGATCCTGATGCGTCAGTCAATGCTGATAATGGCTTGTCTTATGCATTATCAACTGACCAAGTTAATCAAATTACTGGTCTTTATGGAGGAAAATATCTTCACATCTTTACAAAGAGTGGAACATTCAACTTAAGTTCTGGTTCTGCAACATCAGGATTAACTGCGACAACTGTCCAAGTGGTTAATGAAACTAAAGACGGAGCAGCTGATACGAGAGTTGTTCCTGCTTCTAAAGCAACTTTATATATAGGTAAGAATAAAAAAAGATTAAGAGAATTTGCTTATAATATTGACTATGATTCATATACTAGTCCTGATATGACAGTTCTTTCTGAACATTTAGGTTTTGGTAGTTTAGAAGAAGTTTATTTTGCAAATTATCCAAATAATGTTATATGGGTAAGACGAGGTGATGGTCAACTTTTAGGATTTACTTATTATCGAGATCAAGATGTTTTAGCTTGGCACCAGCATACATTAGCTGGATGGTCAGGTGCTGCGACTGTTACAGTTACTGATTATGCTAATATTGCTACAGGTACAACTTTAAAATTAACAAAGTCAGATGGAAATACAATTACCTTTACTTCAGAAGCTTCAAGCGGTTCTGCTCCAGCTGAAACGTTAGGATTTAGACCTAATGAAAGTAATGATACAACAGCAGATAATATTTTTACAACAATTAATGCTCATGCAGATTTTACAGTTGCAAATCCAGCTGCAAATGTAGTTACTATTGAAGAAACTTCTAAAGGAGCAGGAGTACTTACAATAGTAAGTTCTGATACTACACGACTTGCAATAACAGATCAAGCTATTGCAAAAGTTAAAAGTATGTCAGTTATTCCAGGAGTGAATGATGCTTTTGATACTCTATATATGATTACAGAAAGAACTATTAATGGCACGACAAGGCAGTATGTTGAATTTATGGAAGAAGAATATCGAGAAGCAGATAGCATGACTAAGAATGATGCTTTCTTTTTAGATTCTGGTTTAACTTATAGTGGAACTTCTGCTAGTTTAATTTCAGGATTAAATCATCTAGAAGGACAGACAGTTACTGTCTTAAATAATGGGGCAGTTGAATCTACGAAAACAGTCACTAATGGCGAAATTACTTTAACAAATGCGACAACCAAATGTCATGTAGGACTAGCTTATAATTCAGAGTTAGAATCAGTTAATGTTGAACCGAAGAGCCAGTATGGAACAACTCAAGGTAAGAGAGGCAGAATTGATAAAGCTATTTTTAGAGTCTTTGAGACTGTTGGTTTAAAAGCAGGACCTGCTTCAACAAGTGTTGATGTTGTGCCATTTAGAACAACTACTAGTACTATGTCAGCAACTGAACCAAAAACAGGAGATTATTCATTTTTAATGCCGGCAAGTTATACAACAGAGAACAAGTTGTACGTTATATCAGATACGCCTCATCCGTGTACTATATCTGCCATAATGATACAAATGTCAACATACGATTAATGCTAGTTGTTCCTTATGAGGAGTGGCATTTTTCGATGTTAAAATTAGAGGGCCCTGAGAAGAAGATGATAGATAATTATGGCAAGAATTGGACAAACCTAGTCGCGGCACTAAAAAGTGTCGGGATAACTTATTCTTGGTATGACAATACTCCAGAACCTCGGATTCTTGGAATCTGTGGAGTTGCTCCTCAGTGGAATGGAGTTGGAGAAGCATACATGTTTTTATCTCCAGAGTTTAAAAAGAATAAGATTCGATGTATAAAAGATATAAGATATTATTTAAAACAGATAACGGATCAATTTAAGATGCACAGGGTCCATTGTCATGTAATAAAAGAGTTTGAGTATGCAGTAAAATTCGCTAAATATTTAGGATTTACTGTGGAAGCTGAACTTAAAAAGTTTGGACCGAACAAAGAGGACTATTATAAGATGGTAAAATTCTATGAGTAAAGCTATATTTTGGATGATGGCCGGCGGTACTGCCCTACAAGCGTACGGGAAGTATCAAGAAGGAAAACAATTAAAACAATTAAATGAATATAATGCGGCTATACAAGAAAATAATAAAGTTCTTGCTGATCGAAAACTTGCAAATGACCTTTTTGAGAAAAAGAAACGGTTTCGAAGATTT